AACACTTAGTAATAAGGTATCTTCTGCGCCGGCGCTTTTAAACGAAGCTTTGTATAAATTAGTTACAGATACAGTAGTAGAAAAAACTCTATCAATAACTGCTACCGTGTCGCTTACAACACTATTAACTATTGCCCCTTTGCCTAATGTTTCTGTTTGTGTTGATAAATTTGCTAAACTTATTGTATCACCCATCTCTAAGTCTGATAAAAACGAAGTTCCCGTTCCGACCATTAAGGAAGACCCTGCCGCAATATTTACACTTCCAGTAACTGACGTCCAAGCATCTGTCATAGGCTGATTTGCATCTCTCCAGAAAGGAGGCCCTTCATTTCCGTTGGCATTTACATCCCACTCTGCTAAAAATACTTTTGGAACACTTGCGTCAAAATAAACGTATAACTCTCGAGGATCATCATCTACAACCCCTGACAGGTCAACAAAACCATTGGGAGATCTAGAAGAAATTGTAAAAAATCGTTCTGGATCCGCACAAGAAGAAATTGTGACAGGGTATTTTTCAAATTCAAAAACTTCTCCTCCTTCTGCTCCTGACGTATTTGTACTTTTTATAGCAAAAAATGTATCTGTTGTTGAAGAGTCAGGAGTTTCTACAACTTGCTGAGATCCTTTATCGTATTTATCCCCTGAAAGATCAAACAGTACTCTAGCACTGCTTGCTCTTTTTACAACTTGATCGTTCCATACATATTCAAATCTACTAAAAGTTCTTCCAAATCTTGTTATATCAGATTGTTTTACATAAAATTCAGGAGAAGTTCTGCTGTATTTTTCTGCGCTTGAGGAAACGGAATCTCTTCTAACTGCGCCTTTCGAAGAAGTATTTCCGCATTTTGGTACACCATGTTCCATAGGAACGCTTTCAGCAGCGTCATCCGTTGATGCGTCATAAACTATAGGAACCCACTCTGAAGCATCTCCATTAGTGGAAACTGTCCTAACTGCAAAATTATGGGTGCCAGACTCTACCCCTCTAAAATAAGCAAAAGTCTTTTTAATAGTAAATGACTCTCTTTCCGGTATAGTTGAAGTTACATCATAGTGGTCTATATCTCTATAATCTGACGGAGGTCTCCAATTAAGTACTAAAGTACTGTCTTTAATTGGAGAGCCTCGTGGGTCAACTTTTACAAACTCGGGAGGAGGAACTTCAGTTTCCTCTGAAGCCGTTGCCTCTTCATCAGATAATTCTACAGGCTCTCCCTCTTCGTCTAATGTTAAAAACTTGTTTGTTACTGCCTGTTCTACTGCTTCTATTCTAGTTGTTATTTTATCCTCTTCTAAAGTAGTCGATATAACTCTATACAATTTTGAACTACCAAAAACTTCGTCTCCACTTGAAGTTTCTTTTATTGCCCAAATAACTCCTGCTTTAGGAACAGAAGAAAAACTTAAAGAATTAGCTATAGTAACTGAATTTGTAGTAGTTGCTGGATTAATTATTTCTAAGGTTTCTGTTTTAAAGTTAGGCTTCCACTCTACGTTAAGGGGGTTACCGGAGCTATCCATTGCATTAGAAGCTTTTTGCTCTGTATCTAATGGAGTTAATGCAAGACTGCCTGAATCGTATGTAAATGCTTCAGAAATAAAATCTCCAGAAGCATAAGTAACCCCATTAATAGTTATACTCTCTGCCCCTGTATACATGGCAGAGCCTCCAAGAACTTGGATTATTACTTCATAAGTATTTCCGGAATTAAAAACAACTTCTCTATCAAAAGTTATAGTTGTAGAAGTTGCGGAAGATACTCTACCGCTGTGTAAAAAGTTTTGCCTACTACTATCGTGAACATTTATTACGTCACCTGGACGAACTAGTCGTCCTTCTAGCGCAGTACTAAAAGCTACAAGTTCGACTTGATTTTGTGCGGTAAACAGCTTCCACTTACCATACCGTCTAGCTTGACTTTCTGAAGTACATCCAAATGCCGTTACTTCTTCACGTATTAATTTATTTGCAGAAACTATTGCGGCGCTATCTTCTATAACTAATTTTTCCAAAGCATAATTAGATGCTGGATTGTTCCATTGTACAATAACTTGATTAGTACGATTAGTGTAAGAACTACTTTCGTAAGAAAAATCTCCTCCAATAACATTTGATTTAGAAAAACTAGCTACGGGACTCTGAGGAATATCATTTATAGGCGTTAGTTTACTGTTTGACCAGTATATCATTCCTAAAAACATACTGCACATATCTTTAACTACTTTATATACAGGAGCAGATCTAGTTAAGAGTAAATTCATTCTAAAGCGAGGCTCTAACCTAGTTAGTCGACCGGTTCCTGTGGAGGACAATTTTTTAATCACACGAATTTCATCTCCTACCGCATAAGTTACTCCACTAGTTTGAGCCAATTCATTCCAGTCTGTTGTTCCTAAATCTAAAATCTTATAAATTTCTCCGCGTATAACCCCTCCTGCAGAAACATTTTCTTTTGTATCTACTAGTTCGTCACAAAACTTAGAAATTCTATAAAGGGCATAAATATCTATATCGCTTTTAGAAACCCAAGAACCTACCCCATATCTTTCATTTGTAAGAATATCCAGTAATATCCATGCTGGGTTGTCTGTGTAAAAAAGCTCTTCTGTAAAAGTTCCATCCCAAAATGTTGGATAAATAGCTCTACCGTTAGGAGATGCTTCTCTAGGCACGTACCCGTTTGGAATTTTTATTAGTTTACCCCTAATATCAAAAGTGCGAGTAGGATTAGACGCAAAATTTCTACTAGAAAAAGTAGTTTGAACGTGGGCTGTATAAGGATAAGAAAGCAGGTCTCCGACAGTAGACTGTAACGTATCTACTTGAGATTGTGCGACTACAGTCCATTTACTTTTATCTTTTCTCTTACTTTTACCTACTCTAACGGAAGTTCCAGTACTGTGTATTGGGAGCCCGCCTAAGTGTCTTGTGGTTCTAAATATTTTTATCCTGAAGTTTGTGTAATTGATGTCAGAAAAAGGACGTAACTCTACTATATGTTGAAAAGTCGTTGCAGAGTTTGTAGCTCCTTTATGCTTAACCTCTTGTCCGTTAAAAAGTTTTTGTTCATACTGCCATGTACTAGAGCCGCTTTCTTGAAATTCTATTCTAATGTCATAAAAAGCATAGCAGTCCTGTTTTTTGCTTTTCCCATTTTGAAGGTAAAAAAGTCCATTTGGATAAGTAATATTAAAAGATACTTTATCTGCAGATTGAATTCTATTAGATGTTGATAGCCCAAAATCAGACGCATTTAAAATTGTAGGATCATTATTTGTATCTGTGTAGTCAGGAGCGCCAGGTACGGCTGTATCGCTTACATTAGATCCTGAAGTATTTGGCATACCACCTGGATCATATATTTTTACATCTGAGTATGTATTTGAAGATAAAATTCCTTGAGATGCGGCAGTATAGTTTTTATCAAACTCCATTAATCCTACAGAAGCAGGATTCATCATTTTTAACTGTACTAAATTTACGTTTGCTGTGCTTCCACTTGTTGAGGTCGAACCACCTACGCTTCCAACAGAGGTCAAGGGCCTTTGTAGGTATGTTCCTACATTTTCTTGAACATGAAGTTGAGAAATTTTAGATATAGGTTTAGTAGGATCAAAAGTGCCTCCAGAAGTCCCGCCAGACTCAAAAGTAAATTGCGAGGTTAATCTAAATCCAAAAGTACCATTAAAAGTACTATTTGTTGTAATTGTTCTAGTATTAAGATCTATTGCAGTAACATCTGCTACTCTAACTACTCTTAGAAATGCTGATTCTGGTAAAGAATCTGCATCTAAAGCACCATTAGCTTTAGACCATATAAAAGTACCAGTACTTGAAGTATTTCGAGAAAAGTTTCCAGGAAGTCTTACTCTAGTTCCATCAGCATATACAAAGTCTAACTCTGTTTCCCTATTACCTATATCAGTGTTATGGACAGTCGTAGAGAAAGTTGACCCAGAATCTGCTGTTAAAGTAACAGAACTTCTTGCCTCTCCAGAATCTTGAAAATTACTGAAAGTAACAGGAACTTTAGCGTCTCCTTCACCATCTAAATATATTTTTCTAGGGGCAGAGCTATCTGTAACTAAATCTGCAGGTAAAACAGTATTATTGTCTATCGTTCCGCTAGTGCTGTTAGTGAAGGTAATAGTACCCGATGTTTGGCCTCCTACAGTACTAGTTTTAAACGGAGAGAAAGAAGCAATTTTACCGTTTTCTGCAGGATTATTATTTAGATATACTGATGCAGCCCCGTTTACCAATCCGTAAATAGGTCCTTCGCATAGTAGATCAGTCGCAGAAATTATTGATCCTTTAGATCCTTCTTGAGCCTGTGCTGCTAATTCTGCTTTTGTTTTCGCTATTGACTTTCTTACTGCGGTAAGTGGATTGCGTACTTTATTTTTTTCCATAGGTATCTATCTCTTTTTAAGTTGAGTATTGAACTTGATCTTCTACTCGTACTTCAAAACTTACTGGTCTACTTGGTACTCTTACTCTTCCATAGCAAATAGGCACAGGATCATCGGAGGAAATATTTTGATCGCTTCCTGTAAATAAGTAGCTAGGGTCTTGCTCATCATCGACGCTAGGGTCTTCTGCCAGTAATTTTTGTATATTACTATTAAACATATTACCGCCTAACATTTTGAACACACCTCCAAGAACGGCGGTCCCCGTAGAGCCAAGTCCCAACCCGCCTGCTATAGGGGCTGCCAACCCTCCTGAAGCAACCGTTAAAACAAGTCCAAGAACCACACCCAAGGCTTTTCCTAGTTTTCCTTCTCCTGCAGGTACAGGAGTTATTATAATATCACCCTCTCGCAAAGGAATAAAAAAATCTTCTGCATTTTCTGCTACTTTATTACTTATTTTAAAAGCAAAATAAATATCTTTATCAAGACACTCTGCAAAATAGGAACGAAAATCATCAAAATTTGCGGACAAACAATTTATAACGTCTATAAATGAGTCTGCATCTATTTGTCTACATTCTCCATAACGCTCTCCTAGCTCTCCCTGTAAGTATACATTTCTTAACATCTTTTTTGTTCCTCCGGTAAAATTATATTTAACCTCATTTCTGGATAGGTAAAAATATAGTATGGTATTTTTAAAGCATTACAATTTGCAATGTCTGTGTTAGAAGGCTCATTGCTTTCATTAATATGATTATGGACAATTCCAGTTATATTATATCTTATTCTAAGCTCTAAGAATTCATTTGGACAAAAAGAAAAAGACGTAGGGCTTGGTCTAATATTCTTACAAGGAATAAATTTATTTGAATTTACTATTACCCCACATCCCTCATTAGGATATTCTTTTTCAAAATGACTATAAATATCTTCAACCATTTGTTTCCGCATCCCTAGCTCCCGGAAACCCTCCAAAAGGTAAAGAGCGGGAGCTGTTAAGATAAGTACGATCAGGAACAGTTCCTGCAAGAGTATCAGAGTCTGCTTGTAGAGCGGACTGTATTCCCTGAAATCTTAACTTACAGGAAGAAAGCCTTTTTCCGCAAATATCAATGCGTTTCCAATAGTATGTAGAAAGGTGAGGTCTTACACCAACAGGTACTGTATTAAGAGCTTGGAAAATTCTCCATCCTTTACCTGCAACAGGCTCTATTCTTACTTTGTCCCCTAAAGCATAAGAGGACGTAGGACTATATAAAGGGATTACATTCGTTCCTGTAGACTTAGTTATGTTTGCGGTTATTAAAGCATCATTTTCATCAAAAAATCTATAAAAAGAATTTCCATTTACAGAACAGCCTCCTCGTTGATACAAAGCTCCGCCTTGGTACTCCCAAGAGCAGTATCTTCCAGTTGCAATTCTTGCGGGGATATTTGCATCTTGAACATCAATAGGACTTGAAAGCTCTATTTGTAACTCTATAGCTTCTTCGCCCGATACTCTGTCCAGTATATAAGTAAAACTTGGGTACTCAATAGGCACAGTTGCACTATCTGTAGAGGCATATGTATATTTTAATAAAGTACTTCTTACCGTTAAAGAAGACCCAAGTAAATCTAAACCTCTGTTTAAGTTATTTTCTGTTAACAAAGTTTGAAGAGTAGTCTCATCATCAGTGCCGTCTGAATTATTTACTAAAACTCTACCCAGCTTTGTTAAATTAGCCATGCTTAGTGTGGGTCTGTTATCCGCCCCTGATTTAGTTTCTATACCAGTTACAGTTATAGGAAAGGCTAAGTATTCATTTAAAGTAGTTCCTTGTTTATTAGCAAAATAAATATTCTTACCTGCACCAGTATCAAAATTTAGCCCATCGTGAAAATAAAGAGTTTCTTCAGTAGTTCCAGGAGGAAGAGTAAGTTCATATAAATTTATTAAGGAGTCTCCAACTTCTTGAACTGTTGCAGCTTCAATTATTTCTGTTGGGTCTATAACCCCTACACCCGAGACAGTCAGCTCTGTTTTAGTAACTCCTGCAGAATTAAATCTTGTAAAGTCTTTTATTGTATGAAATGTATATACCTGTGTCCGATTAGAGCTATCAATATATTGGTATAAAAAAACAATTATTCTATAAGTTCCATTAGCGGGAAGAGTTTCTCGAGTTCCACTAAAAGTATCAGATTGTATTTCTACCCAGTCCCCTGTTCCTATATTTAGTGCCCAAACAACACATTTATCATTATTTGCAACAGTTTGTACATTGCCTGTATATGTAATATAGTCTCCACTTTCTCCTGTAAACTCAGGACTATAAACATAGCCTCGATTAAGCCTTCTATGCGTAGTTGCTGTGTTCCACCTAGTAAAAATTTCTAAATTTATTTCTCTGTCTACAAGACTACTATTCTGCTGAACGCGTGTTTCTGCTTTTTCGTAAGGACCTCCAGTACTTGTCCAAATTATATTACTGCTAGAGTAAGACGTTATAGGACGAGAATACCCGACCGTATGCCCAAAAATTGTGCTGCTAGAATAGATATTTGCATCTACATAACCCCAGTCAGTTCCATAAGTAATCGTACTAGAACCACTAGTATTTGTTCCATCATTAAAATTTACAAAGTTTGCATCACTGTCTGTACCAAAGTCGGGCCCTGAGTTTGTAAGTACAAAAGAAAAGTTATCTCCTTTTTCAATCCCGGAAAAAGTTGCAGTAAAAGTATTATCGGTCGCAGTAATCGTAGAGGGCGTTACACTACAATTTACGGGTGTTCCAACCACGCTTAAAGGATACGCAATCCTAGTAAAATCTACGTTAAGACTAGTATTTTTATGTGCTTCGAGCCCTGTTAGGTCCGAATCTACTAAAGTTACGTACTGATTATTGCTCATGGCTCATATACTCTTCTCAAGGAGGCTGATAAACTGTGAAAGTTTTCTGCAATGTAAGAAATTGCATAGTTATCACAAACTACTTTTATTTGGGTATCTCCGGAATGGTCGGTTATAGTCATTGGAAAAGACTTTCCAATTTTTGCATCTAAAAAAGCAGCAATTTCATTTATTTTAGACGCCTCTCTATTGTTAAATCTTATTGAAATACTTTCATCTTTAGGGTTTACTCCATCTGCTACTCTTTGCTCGTATCCATCTCCAAATCTCGCAGTAAGTACTCTAGGACTAGACTGGCGAGATAGCCCTCGGTCTGCTACGACAGTAACATCTGCTGCAGGGTCTCCTGTGCCTATATCGCCTGCTGAAATTGTAAACTGAAACTGTGCCATTATCTTGCTCCGTACGGACTAAGTAACCCGCCATGTCTTTTTTGTTTTTGAATTTCTAATTGTACTGCCTGTCCTATGACTGCGCCTAACTCATTAGCTCCGTTAGTTGTTATTGATCCGTCTCCATTATTATCTACGCTTACGTTTACACTTACATTATTTACAGAAGAACCTTGTCCTGACATTTCTACAGGTATTGATCTACCATTTGGAAGAGGTACAACTGCTTCAGTTCCATGTAAAATTGCAGGATATCCTGCAGCGGTGCCTTTTGCTATGCCTCCCTCTCCAAACATTGGATTACTTAATCCTCCGTATCGGAACATATTTGAACGCTTTCCTAAAAGCATCATTAAAATTAGTGGAAGGATGCCCCTTATACCTCTTCCTGCTCCCATACCTAGCATATTAGAAAAGAGT